GACGTATGACCTAGCAACCCAGAACCATCCCGACTACAAGAAGGCGGTGTTCGACGGTTACGCGAAGCATCGTCCTGACATCGTGAAGCAGACCAAGGCAACGGACTACGATTCGCTGGTGCAAGGATCGTACAAGCACGTCGCCAAGGAAACGAACAAACAGTTCGAACACCTACCGGTCAAAACGCAGTTCCATGATGGTCATATGGGCTATCACAACAGCGGCGAGATGATGCGTGACATTCATGGTCACAATAACCTCACGGTCTATCGTGGTGGAGAAGAGCACGAATTCCTGCATCACAAGGACAAGACCGGTCTGAATGAGAACGAGAAGTTCCGTGCAGTCCACGACTACTATGGTCATGCGATCCACGGCAACCAGTTCGGCCCGAAGGGCGAAGAAGTGGCGTGGCATTCGCACCGCAAGATGTTCTCGCATGGTGCAGCAGTTGCAATGACATCCGAGACACGCGGCCAAAACAGCTACGTGAACTACACGCACGCGAACCTCGGCACCCAGAAAGAGATGGAAACGCATCGTGCAGCCAAGCGTGCATCGCTGAATGCGGGCGATCATGAAGGTGCAGCGAAGGCCGATGAACACCTTCGTGAAGCTGGTGGCAAGTGGAACTATGCGAAGCAAGCTTCGGTCGCACTGCCACACGAAATGCTGCATCCTCACTTCGACGGTCACGCACCATCGAGCATTGCACACATGCTGCACGATCCGGCTGCGAAAGAGAATCCGACATATGATGCACACAAGGATCATCTCGGCCTCGTAGACCTCGCACGTCACCACAACACGTCCTCACACACGCACATGGGCGGTGGTGTTCTTGACCGCGAGAATGCACATGCGGACCTGAAGCACATTGCCGGTGTCCACGGATACACGAAACTCTCTCACAACCCCTTCAAGGGATAATTGACAAAGCTGGTCGTCTGTGTTACGTTCGGACGACCTAAACCCTTGCAAGGACTCACGAACATGACAAACAGTACCAACGTTACCCCGAAGGCGAAGAAGATTCTCGACGACATCCTCGAAGAACTGAAGGATTCGGATGAACCAACAGAATCGCATCTTCCGCAAGAAATTTTCGACCTCGATAAAGCAACACTGTTGGCAATTGTCTACAGGTTGGTTGCGCGAGTTCGCGATTGATGGTATGATCGCGTTTGTCGATCCGAGAAAGGGGGGCTTCGGCCCCCTTTTCTTTTCCAAGTCTGTAAAATCAAAGAGGATTGATTACGATGAAATCACTACTTGCAGCAATCTTGATGGCCCTGTCGATTCACATCGCAGTGCCGAAAGACAACCCGCCACAGCTTCAACCAACGGTTCAGCACGACATTAACTGTCTGGCAGAGAACGTCTACTATGAAGCCCGTGGCGAACCCGAGGCTGGTCAGGTCGCAGTCGCTGATGTGACCCTGAACCGCACACAGGCCAATGGTTTTCCTAAGACGGTATGCGGCGTGGTTCACGAACAACGTGACCACAAGTGCCAATTCTCGTGGGTATGCTGGCGCAAGCGTCCGCCTATCGATAAGAATTCCCAACAGTGGGTCAAGGCGAACAATATTGCCATCACTGTCTTGCTTTTCCGTTCAGGATCGGATACAATGTTAAAACAGTCGGCGCTGTTCTATCACGCCAACTACGTTCACCCTGTCTGGGCGAAGAAAATGAAGTTCATCAAGAAGATTGGTGGACACCTGTTCTACACGAAGCAAACGAACATCTGATGATTTTTCAAAGTGAGATTCAACATCGCGGTACTTTCCCTTGTGAGTACCCCGATAGCGTAGTGAAGAACGAAACCATGTTCTTCAACTGCGACCTAGATTATGCGTACAAGCACGGGCACGACATCACACGTCACTTCCTCGATGGTCTTCCCGAAGACTGGAAATTGGATGATGTCGTGCTCGACAGCCGGGTACATATGCTGATGCCGGGTTGGTATCCGTGCATTCCTGGCTGGCACCATGACGATGTGCCGCGCAGCACGCCTACCGGCCAACCGAACTACGAGAACCCGGAATACCATTCGGAACACCTGATCGGACTGGTGAACGCACATATTGCGCCTACCGCGTTCGCGATTGGTGATTTCTTCATGACGGAACCTGACATCAATAAGACGATATACCAAGTCTGGCACAAAGAAGTTGAACGCCAACTTCTACATCCTACTACAGACTTCGTAAAGGCACGTTCAGGCAAATACATCCAGTTCGACGCACACACGTTCCATACCGGGACCAAGGCTGTCGGAAATGGTTGGAGATGGTTCGTTCGACTCTCGCGCAATACCGACCGGGTGAAGTACATCACAAACGAAATCCGTCACCAAGTCCAAGTGTACATGGACGACCCGACCCAAGGCTGGTAAATGACATATATGACAAAAGAAGAGATTGTAGACACGCTGTACGCGGCTCTAGATCAACAAGATATTAACGCACTAAGGTCTTTCTACAAGACCGAAGACGAACTCGGAATTCTCCATCACGGTTACGGCACGTACATCCGAAACCATTACAAATTGTGGGAAGCGGCGAACCCGTTGACCTACGACTGGTTCTACGACTGCGCACATGCCGTCGATGGTCAACACCAGTACATGATTGATGGCGTCGATCATCACCCGCAGCATCCCGATCAGGTGTCATTCGACATCATCAAGGCCGTTTGGCACAAGGTAGTCGATGTCTGAAGAGAAGTGGATAGAAGCAGGGCCGTTGCCGAACGGGCACTACCTGTTCTACAAAGAAAACGAAGTCGGTGGTCGCACCTACATGACCGATGAATGTGGTTGTGGTGTCGTGATCTGGGATACGGCGATCACGGATTATCACACCCTGTTGGCCGCAATTGTTCATGAAGACCATTTGCGTATCAAAGAGTTTTACGAGAAAGATCATGCACGCTGAAGTACAAGAAGTCCACGCAACAGACGAATTTCTGATTACCAAGGAATTCGCATCGGCAGAACAGTTCTCGATGTTCATCGAAGAGACAGCCATCAAAGAAGGTATGGACCTGATCGATGTCATTTTGAATTACTGCGAAGAGAAAGACATCGACGTTGACGTTACCGCCAAACTCGTCACCAAGTCACTCAAAGAAAAACTCGCCGTCGAATTCCAAGAACGGAAGATGATGCGCTCCGAATCCGGCACACTGGAAGACCTGTGAGTTGGAACAACGTTATACCGTGGTCCTATTTCCACAAGTTGGACCATCTCAAACTTGCACACATATCGTGCGCGTTCGTCAATGAAGTTGATATTGGTGAACTTCGAAGCGATTGGTGCAACTTCTACTGATGCTTTCATTCAAAGAATTCCTGCAAGAGAAGTACGGTACGACCGGAACCTATGCAGCCCTGAAGTTCGATCAACCGTCCACGGATGACATCGAAGCTTATCAGGCACACAACAAGATTCCGAACCCGGTCCCATCGGACAAGCTACACGTAACATTGCTGTATTCGCGTAGACACATGGCCGGGTTCAAACCGCGTGGGCGACTAGAATCGCTCATAAAGGCTCGCGTCGCCGGGTTCGATGTCTGGGATACCCAAGACGGAAAGAAGGCGCTGGTGGCCCGTTTGGACGCCCCGGAACTCGTTGCACGCCATCGCGAACTGATGGACAAGTACAACGGGACTTACGATTTCCCAGAATACAAGCCGCACACCACGTTGTCATATGATGTCGGCCCGGATTTCGATCACCAGAACCTTCCTCCATTTGGTCCTGTCCTCACGCTCGACAACGAGTTCGGTGAAGACCTCGACCTCGATTGGAAGGCTGATTGAACAAGAAACACCAATGAAACTCATTGAACAAATTCGCCAAGCAGAACGAACCCTCGAAACACGTCTCGCACAAGAAAAGCAAGACGCAGAAGAAGCCCAGAAGAAGCTTGACGACGAAGACCGTCTCGAAGGTGCGAAGCGGGCCAAGACCGATATCAAGGAAATCAGCAACAAGATTCTCTGCGCCGTCGATGACCAGTTAAAGTTCTACGTACATCCGATTGGTCGTGGTCGCGACAAACCGATGACACCATTCGAAGAAGGGTACTCGAATTATCTGATTCAGCACTACCTCTCTGAAGGTGTTCAAGCTGTGCTGACGAAGACTCCGCTACGTCGCAACACACCGGCTGGTCCATCGACTTCGCACGACTACAACATCCGTTTCTCATGGGATATCGAGTAGTCAACGTCGCGACGACGAGAGACTATGATGTCTATATCGGTCGCGGAACGAAGTGGGGCAATCCGTTCATCATTGGACGCGATGGTTCCCGCGATGAAGTGATAGCCAAACACGCCGAGTGGATCGAGTACGGTGAAGGGAGTTATCTCTTGACGCATCTTCATGAACTGTATGGCAAGACCCTTGGGTGTCACTGCGCACCAAAACCATGTCACGGCTGCACTCTCGCGCGACTGGCTATCAAGTATCACATCCCATCCTTTTTCGAATGACACCATACCAAGTCGGCAAAGCATACATAGCCCTGAAGGCGCACTTCACCAAGGACTCGTATGACGTAATCAGGTCGAATGGACGGATCAACTATCCGCGTGCCAAGTTCGAAGAACGGAAGGACCGTCATCGTTGCGAGAAGATGGCTATCAACATGCGCGACGACGAGATTGTCAAGTTCTTCGTCGCCAACTTCTCACGCAAGCCAGACTATAGCGGACTGTTTGATGACCAGTCCGAGACACGCTACAGGGAATGGTGCGGCTACATCGAATCGCTGTCGTACAACTATGGGAATGAAGTCAAGTCATTGCTACTTGATGCAAAAGATTCCCAGATGTGTTATAATGACGTTTTCGTTGGTGCTGAAGGTCAACATCCTCCCGTTCTCAATGCGTACATGGGGAAGCAAATCTCCATCGAGACGTTCATCATTCTGGACCGCCTAAATAGGTTTACGGACAACATAACAGTCGATGTGGTGTCAGAAGACACGCTTCGCATCGCTCGCAAGTACAGTCCCTTCCTGAAGGTCGATCTGGAAACCTATGACAACATCACAAGAACCGTCAGAGAACAAGTGTTCGAATGACGTAAAAGCACTGCAAGAGGAAGTCATGTACTTGCAGGCAGAGAACGACAAGCTGTGGGCCAAGATCGAAGAGATGGAAGGTAACTACGCGTCGCTGTTCGACCGCATCCGGTCATGGCCGTTCATTAAGATCAACGTTCCCGCTTTAGCGCAGTAATGAGTAAGACAAGGCACTACCGTCCCGAAGAACGAAGCATTCATCGGGCGAAAATGGTCGCAGATAAGGCGACTAAATATAAGCATGACATCTTCAAAGTCACAGAAGAACCAGACGATGAAGACGAGTACGTGATGATCGCCGAAGATTTTGGCGACATTGAATAGCAGTACAACTCTTTGAGATTTTCCTACATGAAGACCATACACGTCGAAACATACGTTTCACAAATCAAAACACACGTAGACATAGGTAGAAATACAAATGGCAAAGTCCCTCTCGGAAATGCGCAAGTCGCGCGGCAACTTCGAACAACTTACCAAAGAAATCGAGAAGCAAGGTAAGAAGAACTACGACAAAGAAGATGATCGCTTCTGGCAGTGCGCAGTAGACAAAGCTGGCAACGGCCAAGCTGTCGTCCGATTCCTGCCCGCCCCGCAAGGCGAAGACCTTCCGTTCGTCCGTATGTGGTCGCACGGTTTCCAAGGTCCGACTTGCAAGTGGTATATCGAAAACTCGCGTACCACGCTTGGTGAAAGCGATCCGGTAACGGAACTGAACAACGAACTCTGGGCCTCGAAGGTCAAAGAGAACGAAGAAATCGCTCGCAAACAAAAGCGCAAGCTGTCCTACTACAGCAACGTGCTTATCATCTCTGATCCGGCCAACCCGGAAAACGAAGGTCAGGTGAAGATTTTCCGCTACGGCGCGAAGATTTTCGAGAAGCTTGAAGCAGCAATGAAGCCGGAATTCGATGACGATCCGACCTTTAAC